ACGTTGACGTTGCTGGCCACGTTGAGGACGTTGGAGTAGTTGGCAATACCCATCACGTTGAGGTTGCTGGCAATGTTGAACACATTCGAGTAGTTGGCAATGCCCATGACGTTGACGTTGCTGGCAACGTTAAGAACATTGGAGTAGTTGGCAATGCCCATGACGTTCAGGTTCGAAGAGATGTTCATGACATTAGAGTAGTTAGCAATTCCCATGACGTTGACGTTGCTGGCAACATTAAGGACATTGGAGTAGTTGGCAACACCCATCACATTCAGGTTAGATCCGAGGTTAAGAATGTTGGAGTAGTTGGCCACACCCATCACGTTGAGGTTGCTGCCGAGGTTCATGTTGTTGGAGTAGTTGGCAAGGCCCATGACATTAAGGTTGCTGGCCACGTTGAGGACATTGGAGTAGTTCGCAATACCCATCACGTTCACGTTGCTCGCAACATTGAGGATATTCGAGTAGTTCGCTACACCCATCACATTCAAGAGCGATGAGATGTTCACCACGTTGGAGTAGTTGGCAATGCCCATCACATTCAGATTGGATCCCATGTTCACGACATTGGATTGGTTGGTAATGCCCATAACGTTCAGGTTGGATGCCATGTTCACGACATTGGAGAAGTTGGCCACATCAGTTGCCTGAGTGGTGCCCTGGATCACCAAGTTATTTTGGAGTGCCAACCCATTGGTCTGGGCTGTCTTGAGAACCTGGTAACCATTCGAATTATTCACCGTCAACTGACCCAAGACAGTAGTCGCAGCCGCATCAGCAGGCTGAATGTTGAACGCGTTGGAGTTACGCGCGTTCATGTAAGTCACCGAATTCGCGGCGTTATTCGAGAAATCAAACGAATGAATATCGTTGATGGAAATAACAACCTTGCCGGACGAAGCAACTTCGAGAGCAGTCAAATCCTGACCATAGATTCTGGGCAGCAAGATAGGACCGAAAATGTTCGTAAACGTCGAATCGGGATACGAAACATGAGGAGTCGCAGACGTGTAAGACACGGTATCTCGTGCATTAGCAGAATTAGGCAGGGTCGAATTATATAAGGCCGCCATAAAGTGTTTTCTTTATGTGAAGATTTTATATAGTTTTCCTCATAAAAAAACTGATACATAATCATTATCGTCACGCTATAATAAATAAACACATCCCACCCATGCTTTATAGATTTTTTGCTCATTTATCATCATCTCCACGACTGTACTGTTTGTAGTAAAGTCACAGTCACATGTAATTTTAGCTACTGTATAATTTCTGACAATATCGTCTTCTTGTTTCATCGCATATCCCGGGATATCACTGCTTGTAAGGAGGTCACCGTTCTGTAGAGGTCCGCCTTGAGAGCATACCCAGATCGCGCCTTCTCCAACGGAGTTGATAATGAAACGCGGGATTTCTACATCATGTTTATCAGTTGAGAAATTCATAGTACCCAATTTATATTCCCGCGTATGCGACGGCCATTCGCAGCCGCTTATAACACCAAATACACGCGGATCTTTCGCTTTTTTTACTACATCCACAATCGGAATGGCTTCGTCTATAATGATCTCATCTGTATTCAATAAATTTTTATATTTACCGGTCGCATACACCAGTTTACCGATATACTGTTTGAGGTCTTCTTTATTACATACAATATCTACATCAAGAGGTTGGCATCGATGCTTTCCGGTAAAATTCAGAACATCGGGGCTAAAATCATCCGTAAATGTCACAACAGTTCCGTTATTCGATATAAATCGCAAGTCAGATGCCGCGTGATTATTTGCCACATTGCATACCTTCCAATAGCCATTCATAGTATGATTGTGATTATAGAGAAAGATGCAGGCATAACTGTCTATACCCGCCTCCGCTACAACCTTGCTTTCAGAGGTAACCAATCCCTCGAATGTCGTAGCACCGCTTATCCATAGAGATCCGTCGAGGGTAGTCGAACCTGCTACATATAAATTGGAAGACGTATTCACATTGACCGCATTTATGTTGCTTGATATATCTACACTCCCGTTATTTACATTGAAACCGTCTAAATAAAACCGGACATTGCTATTACAAAATACAACATCGGATTCAAACACTGTCGGTAAAGTAAACATGTTTTTATCAACCCCGAATAGAGCACCAGGTGCTATCAAACTGGGAACTTCAGTCGAATTTTCTAAAATAGGCTTTACCATGTCCTCTTCGGTACATGGCATTGTAACAAACGGATACGTGAGGAATACCGGATTGTCTACGACGAGATTGGTCACAGAAAGTTGCGGCACACTTACAGGGGCATGGAATGTAGTGGTTCCATATACTGTCAAATTCTTGTCTATGATGGCATTTTGATCGACATACAAATTATTGGTTACCGTCAAATTACTGTTGATAATGATACTACCTTTGTCCACATGAAGACCCTCGACATAAAACCGCACATTGCTATTACAGAATGCGACTTCACCTTCGAACACCGTGGGGAGCGTAATGATATTCTTATCAGTACCGAATTGAGCGCCTGGCAGTAACAGGCTAGGAAAATAGCCGGGCATATCCAATATTGGCGGAATATCGTCTTCCGGGGAGCAGGTGTTATTGATAAATGGATAGGGTAAGAGAATGGGATTACTGACTATCAGATTGCTTACTTGAAGGGTGTTGACCGAGACATTGCTTCCAAAAGAGACGTTCCCATTCGTCGTCGAAAACGCATCTGAAAAGAAGGTGTTATTCGATGAACAGAAATGTACATCCCCGGCAAAGTAGGTAGGAAGCATGACGCGGTTATAATCAATCCCGAATTCAGCACCCGGAAGTATCAGACTCGGGAATTCAGCGGGAGTTTTCAGAGTAGGCGGGATATCACATTGGCTGCATTGGGTATTATAAAAGGTAGAGGGGCCTCCAGTCCCTGTTCCACCTCCGCCGCCCGTTCCATTTGAATACGATAGAGACAACCCATCTAATCCGTGTCCACTTATAGACGAATTCACAATAAGTTGGTCTATGTACAGCTTTTTAATATAATTTGACCCTCCAATCGAGCTGGCCAGACTCCAGTTGCTACCTTGTATGGTTTGTTGTACAATGACGTTTGAATTGAATGTAACTGTATCTTGGAATACGACTGGACCTGATGCGGTTAGGTTACTTGTTAGAAGTGATGTCGTGGTAATAGTCGAAGCGGATTCGATACTTCCTGCCGTGATTTTTCCGGTGACATCTAGGTTTGAAAACGAGCCACCAGGGAATGTAGTTGATGAATTAAAGGATACATTTCCGTCTATGATCGTATTACCTGTTATATAGACCGCCCCACCCAAATACACGCTATTCGAAGTCGTAAATGTTCCTGTACTCGTGATTCCTGAAAAAGTCGCATTGCTACCTATCAGACTTCCTGTCGACAATATTCCGGAAAATACGGCGTTGCTACCTGATATACTGGAAGTTGCCGTAATACCTGAAAAGGTGGCGTTACTACCCGATAAAGTTGATACTATAATATTCGAGGTGGACACATTATTAGTTGTGATACCTGCAAAGGTTGCGTTGCTGCCGGATAAATTCCCGGTAATAGTCGCGTTACTGCTGGATAGGTTCACTGTTCCTAGAGTACTTGTTATGATACCCGAAAAAGTCCCGTTGCTTCCAGTTAAATTCCCTGTAATAGTCGCATTACTGCTAGATATATTGATTGTCCCTAGAGTGCCGGTGGTAACACCCGAGAATGTGGCATTGCTGCCTGCTAAGTTTCCGGTAATAGTTGCGTTACTGCTGGATATATTGACCGTTGTGATTCCTGAAAAGGTGGCATTGCTACCAGATATAGTTTGGGTTGTAAGTGTATTGGCAGCGACATTAGACAACACACTCGATCCTGAAACGCTCAAGTTTGCTACATTTACATTGGAAGAAAGCGTAACGTTACCTGTCATGATCACATTCGATGTTGTAAGTAGATTTCCGCTAATTGTAACAGGTCCATTTAAAGACAGGCTATTGGAAGATGCGGATATTCCGGTTCCATTAGCAAATTGAATATTTGAATTAAATGTAACAGTATTAGAGAACGATATAGCACCAGATTGAATCGCAAATCCAGACAATGAAACTGGGCCATTTACAGTTAGACTATTCCCTATCGATATATTTCCGGCTATAGTTACATTGCTCGAGGCTGTCAAGTTCCCGGTGATGATCGCATTACTCGAAGCTGTTAGTGTTCCCGCGATCACAGCGTTGCTCGAAGCTCTAAGTGTACCTGTGATCACCGCGTTGCTCGATGCAATTAACGACCCAGAGATCACCGCGTTGCTCGAAGCTATTAAAGACCCCGAGATCACTGCATTGCTCGAAGCAATTAACGACCCCGAGATGATCGCATTGCTCGAAGCAATTAACGACCCCGAGATGATCGCATTGCTCGAAGCAATTAACGACCCAGAGATCACTGCGTTGCTCGAAGCTATTAAAGACCCCGAGATGATCGCATTGCTCGAGGCCGATAGTGTTCCTGAGATCACCGCATTGCTCGAGGCCGATAAAGTCCCTGCGATCACTGCATTGCTCGAGGCCGATAGTGTTCCTGAGATCACTGCATTGCTCGAAGCCGATAGTGTTCCCGAGATCACCGCATTGCTCGAGGCCGATAGTGTTCCTGAGATCACTGCATTGCTCGAAGCAGTAAAGGATCCATTAATAATAGCATTACTATTGGCTGTTAATGTACCTGTTAATATAGTATTACTTAAGCCCATAAAAGTTCCATTAATAATAGCATTACTTAAACCAGTTAAAACACCTTTTATAGATACATCTCCCGTTGCGGCGACTTTCCCTCCAATGATTACATTTGAACTTGTTTCAAGCTGCCCTTGTATCAACAGAGTATTTGGGGCACTTTGTATGATAGAAGAAGATCCATCACCGATCACAAGTGAATTTTGAAATACTACAGGATTTGAAAAAGATACGGATCCTGTTGGACTTATATTCAGTCCTTGAAAAGCGACTTGACCGGTTACATTAATTCCACTGGTAACAGTGAGCGGTGGTGTAATAGTTAAAGACTGATCTTTCACACCATAAATCATATTTTGAATATTGACGTAGTTGTTCAAATTATTGGAAAAAGATCGAGTACTTCCATTCATAGTCAAAACAATAAATGCATCATTTCCAGTATTGTTGATACCTTCTCCCATAATGATACTTCGGTCACTCACATTGCACGAATTAAATCCGATTGTTTTTGAGAATCTTCCGCTAGCAAATGAAGAAGAACCGACAACCACAGAAGCTACACCTGTCGCATTGGCATAGTATCCAAGAGATGTTGATAATCCTCCTGATGCATTGGCACCTGTACCTACGGATGTGTTATTGTCTGTTAATGTAGTTGTCAAGGAATTATTGGCACCAACAAACACATTTCCTTGACCGAGTGTATTTGCCAAACCACTTTGAAACCCAACAAATGTATTATTTGCACCAATATTCTGGGGACCAGCATTGTACCCGATCATCGTCAAATATTGACCAGTTGCATTGTTTCCTGCACTATAACCAACGAGTGTAGATTGATTCGTGAGAAGAGAAATATAAGTCAAATCGGGTGCCCCCGATACACCATAACCATTAAGCCCAAGTCGATTAACGGTAGTAGCACCAAATTTGATACTCATCTAATAATAAGATGAGAATAGAAACGAAATAAGTATGATGGGCCTCAAATCCACACCGCCTATCTATGCCTTCTCATACAATATACCACGTGTTATGTACTTCAAGTTAAAATGCAAGTGTGCGCTTTCCGCTGTTTTTGTTATTTTTACGTTTGGGAGCTAACATACCATTGATGCTTACATCGTCAGGTATCTCTGAAATCTCCGATTCGGTCAACATACTCATCGTCTCTAAACGATCCTGGAGACCTCCATCTAGATCCTTCATAAGAGAATCCAAGTTAGACGGTCCCTTCATTGGAGGACGAGCTGGAGGGGCAGATGGAGGAGCCTGCTGTTGAGGAGCAGCAGGGCCTTGGTTCCCATTTGGACGAGAGAACATTCCGGCAAACATGCTGGATAAGCCCATAGGATCATTTCCATTTTGAGCCATTGTGTTGGCTGTAGCTCCAGCAAATTGACGCATCAAATCAGGGTTTTGTTTCAACACTTGATCAACACCCGGAAGAGATCCTTTGAACATAGTGTTGGTCATATGGAACATAAATGCACTGCCACCCAACATCATTAGAAGCTTCAATTCAGGTGCCATCTTGGCTTTGGACTTGTACTTTTCATGGAGTTCTTCGAACACCTCGTCGTAATCATCAATATTATCATTAATAGATTCAGACCATCCTTCTAAGCGAACGTCAAATGGATCAAAACGGCTGTTCAAAAACTCAAGTCCTGTTGTAGCAGCAAGCAACATTTTACGTTGAAAACGTACACTTGCATCCGTTTGTTTCTCTCTGACAAGTCGATCATACTCTGATCGCATATCTTCCAAGCTTGAAGCCATGGTGAAACGCCGAGGCAACTGATGTCCCTTTTTCTCTAAACGGTCGAATTGATACAACAATTCACGCTTTTGGTTGAAAAGCTCTTCTTCAGACACCTGGGGTTGAGAAGCAAAAAATGGTGTTGATTTTGCGCCACCATAAGTGTAATCTCCTTGGTTCGACTCATTTTCAGATTCAGTTACTGAATGACTTCCATGAGAACCACCACCGCCACCACCGCTTGTATGATTCGTACCATAGGTAGTTGGCATTCCTGCGCCATAAAGATGAAACGGTTTATTGCCATATTCCTCAGATGAGACAACGCTAGATCCAGACATAGATTCCGCGCGTTTCTTAGGATTCATCAAGAGATCCATACCAAACATAGATGAATCATTCGCAACATTTGTCAGATGCGAAGGAGGTTGGTTCATATTATTTGCGACGGATGATGACATCATATTATTCATAGGAGGTTGCCCCATTGATACAGATATTTCTCGTTTGATTGGAGGAGAGATATCTATGCTCTGAACTGACGGGTCTACATGCAACGTAAAATCATGGCTATTCATCTGGAATATCTATCTACACAAAAGAAACCTTAAATAGATTAGCAAACGCACAGTCGCATACAAGAAGTGTCAACAGATAAATAATAAACAGCTTGCAAGAAACAGTCCGCGACATCATCTTTCTTTTTTCTATCATCTAGAACGTGTTTCCAGTCAGCCGCATTTATGCAATGTCGTAAGAAATAGGCGCAATACGCGATGCCTCGTTTTTTATTTTGCACATAAGATGATTTCGCCTTTGTCAGAGTGCGAACATCTAGGTTCAGATTTTTTCCTAATTGAAGCTTGCTTGATGCTGACATGAATTTTATATTGCAGTTCCCTCCTTCTAAAACCTTCTTATGCATGAAAAATCCATATACTAAGATTTGTATCGATTTCATCACCGGGTTTTTCATCGCAGGCTGATTCTCAATTAGAACCGTCAGTTCGATGTCCGGTTGATTCAGTTTCTTCCATCGTTCATTCAAATGCTGGAGCAGCATAGTACCACTTTCATCCAAGCCTTGGGACTTTACCTTCTTTCCATCTGTAATAAGCTGTATCACATCCCAATCTAGAATACGTAAGCAAGTGTGGGGTGGCTTTTCGGGTTCTGTTAATATGTTTTGATCTGTGGTTTCATGTGGTGTTGGTGTTTCGGGCTCGTTTGAAACTTCAGATGGGGTTTCAGGTTGAGTTGCGTTTTCTTTTTTCTTCTGACCTTTATTTTTCTTCTTCTTTTCTTTGGCTATGACGCTAGGAACGAGCGGTTCGAGTTGAACCAGATCAGGTTCTCGGATCATATGGATCACTCCCAGATTTTTGATCCCGATGTCAAAGGACAAAATATGCTTTTTCATTTCCGTCATTATGTGCGACTAGAAAGATATGCCTTCAATTCATATGTGTTGAATTTACTTAAGTCAGTTTCGGAACATGCATCATGCATTTTTTTCCAATAAAAATCCTTTAAGTAATATTTATTCATTTTACACGCTTTCAGATACAACTCCGACATAAACCTATGGAAATAATACCAGAAATGCTGCAATGTTTTGAACCTTTTTGTCGGTGCAATCATAGGTCGAAGCCACGGTAAAAATGTCTCGAGCATACTTACCGGAATTTGTCGGGTTAGATCCACTGGTAGTTGATAATCATAGGTAGGACACAACACCTGCGCACGGTTATCGGTCAACACATGGGGTGTGTTATCAACGAGGATCATCGACTGAATATCGTTCATCGTTTTAAGTTTGTATTGTTTTGCCAGGCGTTTGTAAACTATTCCACGGACTGTATCTAATGACTTGATATAGGATCCATTCTTGCAAATACAATGTGTCCGGGTGAATAAAGGGCGGTTAAATTTAAAACCCAGTTTCTGTTCTACGCGTGGTATAATAAACTCGGCCCATTCGGTATCAGATGCAGTATATATGAAAAACTCGATCTGCGGATACTTCAGTTTAGTCGCCAACAGGAATTCCTTTAAATAGGGCCGTATCATGTGCTGTCCCAAATCTTGCATGAGATAGGCAGGCTGATACTTGACTACTTTCGATACCTGACCAGAGTTATAGTTTTGAAAAAGGGTATATTCATTTGCCAGCCACTCCACATCTCCGACCAACGTTCCATCGAAATCTAATAAAAATACTATCGGTTTTGATATAGGATGTATAATTTGTGAAACATCGTTTAATCCATTCATTTATTTTATAGATATAATATAAATGTTGAACTATCTGATAATCGTCTTCGTCTTATTAGCAGTTTACGCACTGATTATGTATTCAAATTCAAAGAAAAACCAGTCGAAAGAAACATTTGCAAATGATGATGATCTATCTGCGTTAGTGAAAGAACTTGGCAGCCTATCAAATCGTCTGACCGTCATAGCTGGAAAACTCGCTTCAAAGACTAGACCATCTGATTCGGTTAAAGCAGCATCAGGTCCAACGCTAGAAGGAGTTGGCCTCAAAAATGTAGAAAAAATAGATAAAGATGAAGTACCAGAAGAAGTCAGCAAAAAAGATACGAAAGATAAAGACTCAGACAAAGATAAATCTAAGAAAATGAAAGATAATTCTGATGACAAAGATAAAACTAAGAAAACGAAAGAAAACTTCGATGACAAAGATAAAACTGTAGAATCATTTGGAAACTACAATGGGGTTGAATCAAATAAATTTGATAATTTCATGTTACTCTAAGTCTATATCTGGGGTACGATTATGGGGTTCTACATATTTCAACTCGAGAGCTTTAAATATATCCTCTTCAGTACGAATGCCGTCAATCGTAGGTGTTAATCCATATTCATTTAGAGAATACCCTTTATTTAAAGCCCATTGTCTCATTTTTATGTTAAATTCACCAGATCCTGTAAAATACAACAGCGCAAATGGATAATTCGTATTTGTTGTTATAAGGATATCCAATCTCCTATGAGTTGAGTGGCGTTTTAATCTACATACACCCATGAATTTCTTCTCTCCTTGTGCTAAAATATCTGTAATATACCCATCTTTCGATAGAAGAGATACTACTTCTTCCATACGAAGGTTTTCATGAGCCTGTATTAATACATCAATGTCTCCACTGCTGTTTTGTCCTCGACGGTAACTTCCAACCAGCTCGAATATAATGTCTTTACTGATAGACTGAATGACGTGTTCTATCTTAGTTTTATGTACATCCATTTCTTTACGAGGTATTCGTTTTAAGAAATCATTGTAATATTTTAATCCAATAATTTGTTTTGTATTTAGTAATTCAGGATGTTCTTTTAGTTCTTCTATGGTACGGTATCCAGCTTCTGCTAATTCTCTTGCTTTAACAGGTCCAATACCGGATATACCCATGAACAATTCTGTTGCATCATTGTTACTATTCAACAATCTATCGGCTTCGATATGACCTGTTTCAATCCATTCTTTTGCTTTTCCGAGTAGCCCTTTACCCCAACCCGGGATTTTTTGTAAATCTTCAAAGGTCTTTGGCTGATGCTGATGAAAAGCTTTCATTGCGCGTTCATATGCTCTAGCTTGAAACTGTTCCCCCTTTCGTAAATGCTCTACGTATAGACGGTTGATAGGTGCGATAAGACCTGTTAGATCCACTTCCGCGTTTTTCGTCGATTCGATCTCCTCCACGAACTCTGTATTTTTCTTGTCCGTGTGTTTCTTTGTCTCTTTCTTTGTCTTTGTCTCTTTCTTTGTCTCTTTCTTTGTCTTTATCTCTTTCTCTGTCTCTGTCTTTACCGTGCTCTCTTTTGCTGTCTCTTTGCTCATGTTCTTGTATATTAGTAATAATATCTTCGCATTTAAATTTAACACGCAGTGATGGATTATTAGTTAAAATGGAATCGCAGACAGACTGAATGAATGTCTTACATTCAATATCTTTATTACCTGTTAAAATGTAAATCAGATCAATAAACATTTCACGTGAAACGCCCATTGTTGAAGATATAGAATTCCATATTTTCTCTAATTCGCATATAATATTGTGAATATCATTAGTTATACCAATCATCATATGCATGTGCCCTACACTATGTGTTTTCACCTTAATGCGTTCACAAAATGCATCATAATCTTCCTGTTCAATATTGCTTGAATCAATGGATGCAAAAGCATCTTTCAAGGCAGATATACTTTCTGATATCATATTTTGGATGAATTCGGGTCTATCCAGTGCTCCCAGTTCTTTCAGCATGTGTATATATAGCTTGTAATATTGTGATTGTTTGTACGCATGATCATATATTTGTTTCCAACACTGCGTTTTGTCGAGAGATTCGACGAGTGACTCTTTGTCGATCAAATCCTTACAAGAAGCAGTCAATTTTATATAATTAGTATCTGAAACTTTATTCATAATTCCTTGAATTTTTTGTGGAACAGTGGCTACGTTTGCCCCCTTGAATAAGGAAGGCCTTACTGGTTTTGCCAACAGTTGTTGATTGTTATTTTGATTCATTTGTATTTTTCTGGAAACTTTTGTATTATGATGTCGTACCTGTCTACCAGGAGGACCAGTCATACCCTGATCCTGAAAACATGAATACAATGAAAACAAGCTATCGCATTTAGTTTGAAGTATTGGATCTGATGGAGTTTGATTAAGTCCCATAAAGACTTCAATCGGGTATCTAACTACATCAGTCATTGTACTAACTATAGTATGTTGATATGTACTTAAGTATAAATTATATGTAAGTTATGAAATGGCGATCTCGTCTATAAGAACTATATTTGAAACAAACAATATTTACCAATCCATAGTCATTTGTCAAGATTCTCATTTCGACATGTTGTATATTGACTTAGTTAAAGAAGGCTATCCTCTATCGAAACTAGAAGAGTCCGCGAGATTTAAGAATTTTGAAACTCGCATGCTTGCTTTAAAGCTATCCGAATGGAACAACAATCACGAAATAATCACATCATGTGTCAATACGGTTATGTTCATAGAGTGCCAGCCTTCTAAAGCTGATATGTTCATGTTGCGGAATGCCTCTGTGTTTATTTTCTCTATTTAATTAAAACTCTCTCATGGATAAATGGTTGCACCTTTTATGGATTATACCCCTTGTATTCATTCTTGTTTATGTTTGTTACCGTGTTATTATTAATATAATCCGTTCTAATTCTGTTAGTGCTTCTTCCGACTCAAAGAACAATAAAAAAGTAGAAGGCTATGAGGGCTCAACAACTTCAACACCTTTAACAGTATTATATTTCTATGCTACATGGTGCGGGCATTGTAAATCGTTTAAGCCTATTTATGAGAAATTAGTCAGTCAACAAGCCGTGTCATTCCCTCTGACCACGTTTAAATCATATGATGTAGACGATGCCGCCAATGCTGATATAGTTGCTCAATATGGTGTCAACAGTTTACCGGATATTCGCTTTGTTACCGCAACAGGTGATTCTAAATACGGTCAAAACTCGACAGAAGAAAGAACACTCGTTTCTTTAACTACAAATATTCATGCCGCTGAACAAAAAGCACAGAAAGATGCTAAGTCTGCTTAGTTTTATTATATGATTCTTCTTGAGATATCATATAGTCTTTCATTTGAGTGTATCCTTGACTTATATAGGATTCAAATTCTTTTTCTGAAATTGTCAAAGAAACGAGCTGAACAGCGGAGTCTTCTTCTGACACAATATTGATTTTACATATAGATTTAATAATAGATTGGTCGATTTGTCTTGAACACCATTGTTGCCATGGACTGAACAGTATTGCTTCTAAGTAATCTGTAAATCCACGTATTTCGCGAATCGGATCCGTATATAATAATCCTATTGTCGTTATATTCGAAAATGTTTCAGATTCAAGATATGATAAAGGTAGTTGACAATATAAACAACCGTCTACATACAAATTATCATTAAATGATACCGGTTCGACTACTAAAGGATACGCACAACTCATCTTTAATGCCATAATGACGCTCGCATCTGGATAAGTATCTAAGCAGAAATACTCGGTTTGCCGTTTGCTCAAGTTACTTACCGTCACTACCAGATTTTTACCTGTCTTCTTTGCTAACTCTATAAACGTGATATCCTCCGTGTCAGGGAATACTTCATGTAATAACGTCGTAAATATCTGCGTGATCTCACTGCCCTTTGTTAAACCATAAGTATCCAACATAGATAAGGGATCTGGAATGATCGACTCCAAGTCATGTTCAATCATTAGGATCTTTTTCACAACTTCTGTAATCTTAGAAATCGACATACCTAAACATAAGGCAAAACACATAATAGAACCGGCGCTAATACCAACATAGTTTTGTATGTACGAAATGTCTTGCGTTTCCTCCAAATATTTTAAGCAACCCACGAACGCAAGCCCTTTAAATCCTCCGCCGGAAATAACTATATTTTTTATCATTATTTAGGGTAGTACAATTATCTCTTATGTATCGATCTTTGTATCATCCTCATACACCACCAAAACAGGAAGTACAACTTGGTCCACCGGTAAACATATTCGACTTATATCGAGATATGAACCAAAAAAAGATGAAAAAACTCACCGGCTATGACGGTGTTTTACAGAAATGCTACCAACGCATTAAAATTGCTGCTCGCGTAGATCAGATGAAGATGTTTTATGAAGTACCTGAATTTGTTTTAGGACTCCCTATATATGATATACACCACTGCATGGCGTACATGATGCATCAACTTCGACAACATGGATTTATAGTTACTTATTATTTCCCCCGAATTTTGTATATTTCATGGGATCCAGTAGACTTACCTGCACATACAAAAGCTAAAGCAAAACATATTTTGGCACCGCCATATGAGCCTGCATTAACACAAAACACCGAGGATATTCAATTTGGATTACCTCATACTCTCCCTGCTCCAAGCTCGAGATCTAGTCTGATCGAACAAGACACGTATACTAGAGAAAACAAACCGCTTCAATTATCAACGAATTATCGCATACCACGAATGAAAGCGCCCCCTGAAAAGAAAAATTCCATCCCTGAATATATGACCTCGTACAAGCCTAGCGGAAAATTTGTCTTGGATCTCACATGAAGTTTTTATTTTCGCGTTGTAAAGTAAAGAGGGTCCATGACAGTTATCAATACAAATTATTCCTCTATAGAAGAAGCTTGGGGAACGCCTCTTAATCAAAAAAAAAAGTCGCGTCGACCTCCACCCGATCCTCTATGTGATCTTTACGCAAAGCGAAATCAAAAGACGAAACGCCCGTATTCTGAGACAGCTGCAAATAGTGCACTTTCCGTATATAGCAAATTACCCTATAATGGCAGAATGACTCCCACTGCTACAGCCAACGGATATGATGCGACTAAACCTGTATCGTATCGTCCTATTCTTGCAAGTAGTAGCGAAGATATCTATGAAACACGACACCATCAAGATGAAGATGATGCCTATTTCGACAGAGCATTGAGTGGCGATAACACGTCCTTACAGGGCGCACGTCTCATTGCATACGATCAAGGCAACCCATACCATCCTCCAGGTGTTACGGATAACTTTAGTGATTACGGTTCTGACCCTATTCCTGATCCTGATGTTTCCAATACTCCTGCACCTACGTCTAATTCTCAAGAACAATCACAGCGTCCACCTATCGTATCCACCAATTATAACTCGAAAAGTGGACTAGGTACCAATTCTTCTCACAATTCTCACGAAAAAATACTGGATCTAGGCCTATATATTATCTCTGGCGTTCTTATGATATTTACGATGGAACAGATTTTACAACTTGGTATGCGTATGAAACGAGATTAATCATCTTGAAAGTGATATTTTTTGTTTGGTTATCAGTAATGATACTAGCGTTGAATCAAAGTCCCTATCTGTCTGCAATCAGTATGATCATGATGAATCTTGGATCTAAATACATCTCTATGGACATCACTAAAGGTCAGGAACTTTTGCTGAAAAATCCGATTACTCGCCGTATTACAGTTTTCTGTATTCTATATGTTGCTACGCGGGATATTATGTTATCCTGTATCTTATTAGCGGTATTTATCATGATTACGGGCTTTCTTCTACACGAAGAAAGTTCCCTTTCTGTCTGGAATTTTATAGGACTTCCTATCGAAATTCCAGACAAACTAAAAGAACTATCAGATGAAATTAGCAAAGAAAAACAGACGGACTCCAAACAAGAGAACCAAGTCGACAATACGAAGATACAACCAGGCACCTATACTCCGCGAAAAGAATATAAAACATCTCTAACTCCGGAAACCCCATATTCTCGGGTTGGCATTACGTCTTATGAAAATAAATACGTGTAATACCCGGATGTATCAAATAATATATGTAGCACAAGGAAATGAAGAGCCACGACTATAAACATTTCTGTTGCTCTCATCACAGAAATATTACGCGTATAAATTAGAACAAAACATACGGATGAAGGAACAATGCAAATCATAAACAATTCCAATAAAAACTTGGCGGTGTGATCTTTAATCATCACAAAATCCATACGAAAGCAAGTCATAACTACTAAAACCAAAGCTCCTACTGACATTGCTGCAACCATTGAATATGATACAAATAAATCCCAGTCGAAATTCATTTAATTAATAGATAGATTTTTCATCAACCATATTTACACATTAACCAAATAAACGTGCATAAAATTATCAATACTAATGCAGTAATAATTAAATCCATTGTAAACATTTTTCTATATATGACACACAGAAATACAACAATTCCAATCACTACACCTGCTACGATCGTTATCAACCATTCCCACTTTCTTTGTTTTACTTTCTCTTGCATTTTAGTCAAGTTCGATACTGGTTTGTGAGTTGGTTTAAGAAGAAGTGGAATGGTATTTTCTTCATCGTTTGCAAGAAACATTGATTGATCATTGTCCATCTGATAAGGTGCGTTTTCATTCATCGGATACGAATCATTTGTCATAGAAAACATGGTTTGATCATTTTGTGTATACGAACCATCTGTAATAGGACGTTGATCATCATATGTTTTATAGGATCGTGAATCTTCACTTGTAATAGGACGTTGATCATCATATGTTTTATAGGATCGTGAATCTTCACTTGTAATAGGACGTTGATCATCATATGTTTTATAAGAGGGCGGTGTTGTTCTTGTTGGATAAGAACGATTCATTCTATACCTGGAAAAGATAATGTTTGCACAGGGTTTACCAAAAAAAATCTTTGAAGAAACTAAATGGATCAAAAACTCCGTCCAGCTTATGTCAGTGACGTTTCAAGAGAAAGTACCTGGAATGAACGTAGTGCGAAAGGTTTTCCTGTGGCTAGCTCCGAATATGAAAACAATGGTGGAGAACATCACCTCGAGATATCTGATATGAACTATCGTGCAGCGTACGAACCTGTTCAACATTTATCTACCGAATGCTTCTATAGTACTGATGGCCGTTTCGTATGCAACCCTGAAAAATCCAAAGAAGGTTTCAAGGATTATATCAATCCCGAAGCCAAGGCCGCGGCTCGTGCTGAACTCCAGGCTTATTCCGGAATAGGTGGATTTGTTCCCTCGAACGGATGGCAAAATAAAGTGCGCGAAGGCCATGCGAAAGTTGATGCTTTCCCCGCTGTAGAAGCCACATGTTTCTATAACGCGCAAGGAGAAATCCAGTGCAAGCCTATGCACAGCTAAATTTAATTATAGGTAGGATTTGGCGTATATTGCGCTTTTTCTCTAGCTGTTTGTATCATGGTCTCTAGCCATATCCTTTTGTTCTCTAATTCACGTTGTTGAATCTCGAGCTCATACACGCGCTGCTCTAGCGCAGCTTTGGTTTCTTCTACTTTACGTTTTTTCATGTTTTTCATGTATTCGCAAGTTATAAAAATAAATGTGGTTTAACCATTTTTTTACTCATGTCACCACCGACCAGTAGAAACCTTTATATGGGGCTTGTGTCTCAGAGGCGTGTTTAATCGCCTTTGTTGTGATTCCTTTTTGTACATACAGGGCCTGAAACGATGGATATGTATGGACGATCTCACCGGAAGCGGGGTCGATTTTGTGGATCTCGGTGCCGCGGGCTTTCGAAGGTAGGGATGGGAGAGCATGTTGGGACAAATAGGTCTCTTGCATCTCGGAGGCCAGGTCGTCCCATGGAATCCAGTAATGGTCCCGGGTCAGTGTTCCGTATTTGACGGCGTTAGATATCAAACTGACGTGCTGATTCACTTCTTTAGCGGCATCTTTTTGTAGGGCGTAGACTCGTACAACGCGGGCTTTATCGGGTGTGACTTGCGCGATGTATCCTGTTTTTCGTCGTTGGGTCTCGACTGTGGGTCCTATCTGGAGAGCCTGTGTCGGATCTGGCGTGTTTCGTGGAATCAGGTTCCATCGATAACCGTGATAGACGGTTTTATGGGCTACCGCTTCTTTGATATTTCGGAGTGTGGTGCCGGGGATATCTCGGGTGGCTTGCATCAGGCCGTCAATAACGCGGGCCACACGAGTCAGATCGGTCGGATCATAGAGTTGAAGGATGGGTCCCTGGAAATGGGTCGTGGGTGCGGGTATGAGAGCAGGGTCGGTTGCAAGTGCAGGTGCGGGTACCAGCTCTGGATCACGATCGCGAATCTCTTCCGGATCTGTTTGGGTCTCGACGCTTTGGGTGGTTGTCGTATTGGTAGTTGGCTGTGGTTGACATGCAGGCCGATACATCAAGTCCATGCATTTGATGAGTCCTTCAGGATTACCCTGAAACATCTCAATGAGTTTATCGCGTTGTTGTATGGCCATCATTTCACACGGATTTTGATCCGTCAGTTTCATATAGTATTTGACATTGGTTTGCATATAGCGTCGCAGTTTGTCGAGTGTATATTGATTCGGCATCAAGTAGGTCTCAATCGATCGGGATTCATTGATCGCTTCTGTGTATTTGTTGTTGACAAGAATCGCGCTATGATGCAAGAAATACTCGAAACCAGTATGATTCTCGCACGGAAAGACATCAAGTACCATAACTTTAATCCCGAAGGCGGAATTGATATGATTGACACGGCCGCGGAGGTCTTCGGTGCTACCGACTTTGATGACAAATTTTCCGTCTTCAAGGGTGATCATCCGCAAAATGTACACGAGACGATTGCGGGAATAGCCAGCCAAAAGAGCCTTATGGCGTTCCATGGATGCTTGGGTTTGGATCTCTTTCATTTTGGACTCAGATTCGAGAGCCGCTGATTCGAGGGTGCGAATGCGGGTTTCAGATTCTTGAGCACGTTGAAGAGACTCCTTCATCAGTTCAAGCGTATAGTCTTGGAGAATAGACTCCATTTTTAAGTAGTAGTCGCGGACCATTTCGGCTTTGGAAGTATTCGCACGAATGCAGAACTTTTTGAAGGCCGATACGGTGAGGAAGATGGTTTCTTTGTTTTGACCACCGTTTTGAGGAACCGATGTGTCTTGATCGGTTGGAGAAAAGGTCTCCACTTTTGAGCGGAGCGCTTTTTTGGATGAATTTGTTTCTAAGTTTTGCTCATCTTTCGGAAAGAGCAAAATGTTAGTGATATAATCAACGTTTTGAACGAGTGATTTGACAAGAAGACGTTTTCCAACATCTTTCCGGGAAAAACCCATCCATTGCCAAATATCTTCAAAATTTACGACAAAGGCTTTGTCATCACGGCCGTGATCCAGGTACAGTTTGAAGCTTTGCACGAAGAGGCGTTGTTCTTCCGTGTTCATCTTCTCTTGAAAGATCGCGGATAAGCGGGAGTCGGTCGAGAAGGCAGCAAGCATATCGGACATGACGGGCAGTAAGATCGGGTATGTATACCTCGCAGGAAGTCCTTAAGTACCTTTATACGGGCCTTTCTGTGCATGGTGTAAAGCACCGAGTGCTGAATTATAATCGTTATTTACACAATACAATGGATTCTTTTTCAACTATAAGCGATATTGTTGATATAAAAATAATTTTTGATAGCAAACGGAGGATTCCGTTTGGACGTTTAGTTGGAGTCTCTACTACCTGTAGGTTTCCCTAAGGGATGGACTGTATCTTAACCCGATTCCAGGTGCTTAACCTTTCATCATCGAGCGATTACCGTTCAGTCTCTGACGGCGAACCATAGACTAGCATATCGTCTGTAGGTTCTTACCATGCGGGTTGCCCAATCTTTGAGATTATTACGATACCAGAGTTCATTATTCTCTGCCATAGATTCAATTTCTCGAATCCACTTCGTACTCAAAGCTCTAAGGGTGTTCCCGAACAACAAGTAATCTTGCGGTTTTTTCAAACCACTAGCTATTGATCTGTTTACAGGGATCTTACCGATTTTCCTGTCATCATTGCCTGCTTGATGACAGCGGATAGCTTTTCTGCGCACCTGTTCCCAACTGAGAGCAAATATTTTTGCTCATGAACTATACGCGAGACCACCCCGGTCTCTTCCTCATGCTTTCACATGAGGCCGGAATATACCTTAAGGGATCACAGAGGATTGCATTCCTCTCACCCCCAAAACCATCTATTCTCTGAACCTTCGCCCTGTCCGATACACTGCGGACGGCGGGCGCTTGGCTGCGGATCACCCAATCTTTAACGTTGTTACTGTGCCCGTGGTCATTACCCAGGGTTCCCACTGCATGTTTCCAAGCAGGGGTAGTAGTTAAAGCTCTGAAGGGATTTCCCGACAATTTGATTTTGTTGCAAGTCTTAGTAAGACTTACTAGCCAGTTATATACTTGTCGATTGACAAGATTGCATTTCCACTGTTTGTCCAATCTGGTATTGCAATAACCAGAATTGGCAGCTGACTGTTTGGCACAGGTTTGTTTAGCGATTCTAAACACTTTAATGCCAGACATGATTCTTAATACGTTGTATGAGCAGGCGTAGATGCGAACTTGAGCCGAGCTGAACGACGAGTCAGCGCCCTTGGTGGCGTTGCTCGTGAGGTTGAGCTGGAGAGTCGCGGTATCGATACGCGACATGTTGCAAGTGCCGGAAGGCTGGTGCTCCTCGGGCTTCAAGCCGAACGAGTACACGTTGATACCAGCAGAGCCGGCTGTAACGGGCACGTTCTCGTGGTGCTGGTAGGGCTGCACCAAGTTGAAGTACTTGCCTTCGCGCTGAGCAAAGCGGTCATGACCGTTGAGCTGGAGGAGAGCCTTGTCGACGCAATTGTTACCAGGGGCGCTCATGTTGGTCGGGTCCTCACCTTTAAGAGGGGCATCGGTGTAGTTGAACCACTGAGGGCCGGTGTAAATACCAGCGTTAGCAGGCTTTTGGAGCGTAGAAGCGCCAGCCTGGGGGTACAAAGCGGCAACCGACGAGTTAGTCGAGACGTTGCCATCCGACTGAACAACCCAAACCAACTCTTTAACTGGGTGGTTAAAGTTGAGCTTCAGCTTGTTGGAAGTGACCGAGACAGACTCAGCACCCGTGTACTGAAGTTGTTCGATTAAATATTCGTGACTTACCTGGGCGAAGCGTCGGCGCTCATCAGTGTCGAGGTAGATGTAGTCGACCCAGAGAGAACCGGTCTTGAGAGCAGGCACTGAGTTCAAGTTGGCACCGGGGCAGACGCAGACCTTGGAGCGGTCAGCGAACTCGATGTTCACCTTGACCTCGTGGTACTGGAGGGCAATCAAGGGGAGGGCAAGGCCGGGGTTGCGGCAGAACCAGAATTCGAGAGGAATGTACAAGACAGTCTCGGGAGTTCCGGCAGCGTTGCTGGCAGGGGCGGTAAGAGCAGAAGTCATACCAACCATTGCCTCGTAGCCGTCCTTGTGGCCAGCAGTCTGGGTGAGCTCATTCCAGATGTGGAGCCAGTCACCGTAGTGCTTGTCGATGCGCTGGCCACCAATCTCCATCTCGACGGAGTTGATGAGGGCATGGCCGACCCAGTCAACCCAGCGGAAGGCAAAGCCAGACACAGCGGGGAGGGTCACTTGGAGGTACATGCGGTGGATCAAATCACCATTGCGGGAAATGGTGCAGGTCACCTTGCGACCGAAGTCAGCAGTACCGTTGAAGGTTTGCTCGATGGCTTCCATCGAGAAATTGGTGTATCGGCGATACACGCAGGAAGTGCCGATACGTAATCCTATGGCTTTCACCATAGGCTGGGCTATATCTTAAGCTATCATCGAGAATTGTTAGTTCTCTCAAGCCCACCGACATTTAGTCTCTGAACTGCATCCATAGGTCTTAACATGATGACCCTTAGGACTTGGCTGCGAATTATCCATTTCAAATATTTGTTTTTCATACGTGTGATTGTTACCTTACCAGAGGGTATTAGTCTCTGCCGGTTATGGGTTTCCCCACAACGTTGGTACACATCGTCTTTAGGAAGTTCTCGCAATTTGACGGTGTTGCCACACGTAAACCCCTCTGTTTGGGAATTTAGTTTGTGTGACTAGCCACTGCTTTTACACAGCGACTAAGGCCGTGTAAAGTAGCTCTTTTATAAGCTATTGACCTTAAAAAATGTGATTTGAGGATTACCGGTGCGCCGGTTCCAATAAGTTTCCTTATCGGGGCGGACTATATCTTAAGTTGTCATTAGAAGTAGCTTACACTTCTTCGAACCCATCTCCTTATAGTCTCTGGACTGCATCCATAAGTCTTTGCTTAACGACTTGTAGGACTTGGCTCCGTGCTTGCCCATTGTTATATTCGCCAGATTGTTACCATACCGCGGTTTTCTTCTCCGCGCCATTATGCTGTTTCCATCATAACTTGGTACTGGGATTTAAAGTTAGATATTGTTGTATAATTTTATCATGTTTTAAGATTTCATCATCAAGTATTTTATTGGTTTTAAGACTATTCGCTTTTTTTAATAAGGGTCGCATATTTTTCCAATTAAAACATACTTGTCGGTCTGCTTCAATTGATAAATCAAACCTACTGCAAGGATATACATGATCAATTTCCCATTGAGTTCCGTAGTTGTCCCAATTTATTCCAGTCGAAAATTGATATTCAATCCATTTTCGAAATTCGTCAATCGAGACATCCAGATACTCCAACATAGATGTTGATGTCTTTTCTCCCTTCATGGTTTTATATAATCGAGTTCTTAGTACTTTTTTCATTCTATAGTTATTATCAGAATGATACCGATTATATTCAGTTGCCCTTATTTCTTCCTTGTTTCTTTGCTCATATGCTTTTTTCCAATCCTTTCCGTATAAAGAATACCAATCTTTCTGTTTTTTCAGAATTTCTTCATGGTTCTTCTCTCTATAGTTCTTGGCGTAGGCATTTGCACATTGTTTGCAGAATGTCTTAGAATTCTTACAAAAACTTGATATTGGCTTTTCTTGATCACATGTATTACAATGTAATTGTTTCTCCATTTTATATACTACAACACTATGTCTTTAAATATTTTTCGACTTTAGGGGTTCGCCAGAATTTGAAGATGTTGCCATATTAACCCTCTATTTTTAGAGGGTTAACATATGACTAGCAGCTGTGGATGTTGCCTAGAGTCCACTAACGGGTTTACGATACATCTATCTCTTATTCGATGCATCCCTGCTACTTTTCAACCCAACCGATTCGTAAAGCATCTCACACTTTACAATCTTTCTAGGTAGATATCTTGTGCGCCATCAAGAATACCCCCTGTGTTTCCACAAGGGTCGGACTCTCTCTTAAGGGTTTCCCCCCATTCCCGTTGAGTCTCTGAACGTCGTTCCTTCCAGCGGAACTTTCGCTGCGGATCACCCAATCCTTGTCGTTGTTACCTCACCTCTGGTCGTTATCCAGAGCCCCGGTCCTATTACTAGACACCGGTTGGTAGACAAGGCTCTCAGGGCTTTCCCGCACTTTGAGAATGTCGCAGTCCAAGAGAATTAACTCTCGAACCACTAGCCAGTTATATCGTTTGTCCCGCCAGACAAACCACAATTTTACACTGTTTGCCTACTCAGGTAATTGTGCACCTGAGCAGCAGCTGACTGTTGTGCCCTGGCGACTAAAATAAGGCTACTAATTGCATGAGACCCCCGCCCATTTCGTCTAGATTTTATACTATTAGATGAGAAAAAAAATCGTGACAAGAGATTTTTGAACGCAGTATAAAAGTTAAGAAAAGGGTAACACAACGGTCCATTCTTCGTCACGTATGGTCTTCCAACCATCAAAGTACATATAAAACACCGAGAGTAAAGCAGTTGGCAAGGAAACGATGCCATCATGAATGTCACGAATGTAGTAAAAGAGAAGTTCATGGCGCGTCGCTATAGTTTCAGAAGAGCCCTTCATAGGCTTATAATCATCGGGGTTGAATCGTAGAAAGTATACCGGCATGCCTCCAAAGGATTGAGTAATATTGACCATACGCGTTTGTTCACATTCACATGGACGTGACCGATGCTGATGTTCATCAACTTCTAAGATCAGAATTTTATTACCGAAACAGGATTACAAGTTGACTAAACTCAGGATTACATTTAGGACAATGTCCATTGTTATCGAGCTAAATTTTTGCAAACGTTTTACGACAAATAAGACGATATTATGGTATAGGGGGGGGGTATACGTACTACGTATACCCCCCCCCTAGGGGTATACGTAGAAACGAGATACTACAGTTTATTGTTTTCAACAAAGAAAGATACTTAAGGACTTTTCACATACTGTATATACTTAAGCTATGGAAATCATTGAATCGTTTATTCTCGAAGGAAACAATCATCCTGTTCAAGTGCTGAATGATGACGGTATTATTCTATTTCGTGCATCGGATGTTGGTACCATCTTTAAACTTGCTAATATCCATACATCATTAACTGGATTTGACAACGATGAAAAAGTAATCCGCTCAACCGAAACGGAATTCGGAACACAAGAATGCATCTACTTGACTGAACCCGGTTTATATCGATTCATTATGACTTCTCGTAAACCTATCGCGACTCCTTTTAAGAAATGGGTTTGTAAAGTCATTACTACTATTCGCCAAACAGGTGTTTATAAACTCGAAGGGGATCTCCGTACCGCTATTCAACAAGAAGCCCTATTATCACGGGATGCATTTAACCTGACTCGACACGAAGGATTGATTGATATGTATCGCGGTCCAAATACGTATGTGGTTTATATCGCTTTGCTGAAATATGTATTTGGAAAGCTCCTGATTAAAATCGGTTGTACAAAACATATCGGAAATCGTGCTCAACAGCTGGAAGCAGAATTTGGATATGTCCGATTCATGTATGTGTTTCCTTGCAGCGAAAATGAACGTTTTGAAAAATACCTACATCATCATAAATCTATTTCGCAATTTGCCTATAAAGAAGCGGTTTACGAAGGTCGTACTAGTAACGAAGTATTTCTTGTAACCGAGGATACGTTAGACACGATTTTAAACATTATTAAACATAATCGAGTTCGCTTTAATAATACCGATAATGCGGACAAAGCATTAGAAGCCCAGCGTTTAGCTCTAGAACACGATCGCATTAAGTTGGAACATTTACGTATCCAAAATGAAATGCGCAGACAACAACAGATCGCTACAACCTTGACAAACCCGCTTCCTAATCCCATTGTTCCCGATCTAGATCCAATTATTATCAGTAATATAGCTCTTACAGAAAAAGTACGATCGTATAAGCAATCACGAGGGCCCAAAATCCAGCGGTATTCTCCTGATGGCATAGAACTATTACAAACCTATATCGGGCATACAGATGCATTGCGCGACCCCCTTCTCAAACAATCATCTCGATGTGGATTATCTGAAGCGATCACTAAATGTACAGTCTATAAAGGATTTCGCTGGGCTACATTAGATCGCGAATTAGAAGATACAACAGTACAGACACTAGAACCAACCGTAAATCAGGCAGAAGTGCGTTTAGGATTAGTGGCCATGTTGAATCTAGACAAAACACAAATTATAAAGGTATTCAAAGATCAAAAAGACGCAGCTGTAGATCGACAATTTTCATCGCCTGCGTCGATCTCTGCCGCAATTCGTTTCGGTAGAAAATCAGGTGGTCATTATTTTGTTATGTATGATGACTGTGATTCAGAATTACAACATGCGTTTTTAAAAGCCAATGTACTTCCTGAGCAGACTAAACGTATCAATAGTCGACAAGTTGATCAATTACATCCAATTACAAACCATGTCATTCAGACCTTTGCATCCGTAGCGGCTATCCAAAAAGAGATGCACACCTCTCGATTAACGCTTTCCAAAGCGATAGATGACGGGACCCTCCTCAAAGGCTTTCGATGGCGCATCGCTACTACCTAAGCACCATTCGCGATATATCCTACAAAAGATGTACCAGATCCTTCCCAACCTATGGTTGAGTCCATGGCACGAGGTATCCGCCTCGATCGATGAGTTCTTTCAAGTGAATTGCACGAAAAACTTGACGATGGTTCGCTATCATCATATACGGATTCCGGTCGATGACGATCCGTCTCCCGAGAACAATCGCATCATGCTCGAAGCGCTTCCCAATGTAGTGGCTACAATCGATGCCCAGCTAGCTATTCCCGGTCGAATGGTAGTAGTCCATTGCCTCGGTGGTATATCTCGCAGTCCCACGGTACTATGTGCCTATTTGATGTGGAAGTACAAATGCCGTATGGAAGATGCCATCCAGTTTCTCCGCAGCAAGCGCAAAGAATGCTTCTCCGCAAACATGAATTTCCAAGAAGCACTCGAGAAATTCAGACAAAGCGAATAAAGATAAATATGTATGTAGAATTTGGAATGATCATCACCACTAAACAAGCTAAACCCGTAGACGTGTCGTCGTATGTAGACGCTTATCATCAAAGTAATATACAGTCTTCCTTTGACTATCTATATCAGAATCCAACCAGACTACCAACGGCATATGAATCAGAGATGAGTAATACTTGATATCTACAAGACGCTGAAACATAGGTTGACATGACACACGATAACGGTCGTTCAACATATCACACACCCGCTTGGTTGACTCAAATCCCGACTCAGGAAACGCTAACAGAACATTCTCGACGTGATTCACGACAACCTGTTTCTTTTTTCGTGGTGTCTGTGCGGAATGCACGAATGGAACGGTATAAAGACGACGAGAATAGAAACTAGGTAGTCGTGATCGCGGATATGTCACGATAAGATGAACATTCGTTCCAGTATAAAAACGATAGTTTGGAGTCCGAAACATGATTGGAAGCTGTGATAAGGTTAGTGGCATGATGATGATGATTGCATACAGTTTTGATCTCTTTAAACCTTGGCTTCGGAGCAATATCAAACTCCATGTTGATCCGAAAAAGTGGATTCTTTTTTCCTTGGTCTTATACATAGAATAAGATGCCTGAAGGCCCTGAAGCCACTCATACCGCTCACGAGATCCAGAAGAATCTCGCCGGACATCGACTAGACTCGATGCAAATCCTAAAAGGACGATATGCAAATCACGGGCCCCCTGAACACTTCGCGGAATTTACAGCGGCATTACCTCTGACCCTACGTGCAGTCGAGAAGAAAGGCAAGGTGCTGTTCTTCCATTTTGACGAAGGATGGTATCTGGTATCGCATCTGGGTATGACAGGTCTATGGTACCTCAATGACCATACCCCTACTTGGAGAAGTGATTTCAAAAGTGTCGTCTTTCACTTTGGTTCTCATACTCTGACCTATTCAGATCCACGCAGTTATGGCACATTGGCGTTTGTCAGAGACATTCAGCTGGAGCTCGATCATCTCGCTATGGACATTGTGGAAAAAAGCACGACTTGGCCTCGATTTCAAGCCGCTGTCGAAGCATTGCGTCCGGCTCCCCGGAAATGGCCGATTGAGAAGCTATTATCCGACCAACACACCCTCGTTAGCGGGATCGGGAACTACTTAAAGAGCGAAATCTTATATGCGGCCCATATCGCACCAACACGGCCTGTTAACTCTTTAAAAAGCGAAGAGTGGCAAGCGCTCTTTAATGCGGCTAAACACATCACCACAGAATTTCTAAAAGCTTTGCGTCGGGATACAGCTGATCAATATGAAGCAGCATTCAAAGTGTATTCCCGCAAAACAGATCCGTTGGGACACGCTGTCCATACCTATAAGAACAAAGAGGGTCGCACCGTGCACTGGGTCCCAGAGGTACAAAAATAGACGACTAATCTATCGTATACAGAAAATGAGCTACTTTCGTGTATTTGACCCCCTTCTTTTTGTTTTGCCATGCGACTTTATTCACATATTTTTAGAAACGAAACCATTCAAAAAACAAAGACTCTTCGCTCTCGGCCACTGAAATTTTTTTAGGGGGGGGGGTAAAAAGTGTCTAAGACCATAAATTGAAAAACCTTAAAAAACCATTACGATACATGGTATGTAAAAATTAAAAACCCTAAAATCGTTATTGCGGAATCCTGCGGAATCATGCGGAATCTCACGGAATCTTGCGGAATAACGTGGATGTGAATTAATAAACCAAACTACTTTGAATTAACGTGAAACACAATAGAAAACAATATATGAAAACTAGAAGAAAACAAAAAGAGTTCATCAGAGGAAAAATCTCCGAAAGTTTTCCGCACCCTGAAAATTTTTTTAGGGGGGGGGGGTAAAAAGTGTCTAAGACCATAAATTAAAAAACTGTTA